GTCAACTAGTTGATTGATAGTAACCATCTCCTCAGAACCAATATTCACAGGTCCCATGAAGTTTGAATCCATCAACCTTCTGGTTGCTTCAACACATTCAGTGACAAACAAGAAGGATCTAGTCTGTAAGCCATCTCCCCACACCTCAATTGCTCCACCCTCCTCTGGGAGAGATGCAACCTTTCTGCAGATTGCTGCTGGTGCTTTTTCACGTCCTCCATCCCAGGTTCCTTCTGGTCCAAAGATGTTGTGGTAGCGAGCAACCCTAACAGGAATGCCATGATTCCTATTATAAGCGAAATACAACCGCTCGCTGAAGAGTTTTTCCCATCCATATTCACTATCAGGTTGTGCAGGGTATGCTGAATCCTCACTACAATTGGGGTTGTCAGGATCCAATTGATTGAACTCTGGGTAAGCACAAGCAGAACTAGAGTAGAAGATCTTGGTTCTGTTCTTACCAAATTTGTCATTCATCTCTTTCTGTGACTCAAGCACATTGAGATTGATTGTGACACTGTTATGCATCACATCAGCATCATGATCTCCTGTGAAAATATATCCAGCACCACCCATATCAGCAGCAAACTGATAGATTTCATCAAAGGGTTGGATATATCTTGTTGGAACAGAGTTATAGAAGTTACCTCTATCACCCTTATATTCTAGAACTCTCTCTACAAACCTCTTATCTGTAAGGTCTCCTACTACAAATTCATTTGCTGCAGAGTTACTGAACTCAGGGAATTTGACATCAACACCCCTCACCCAGTAACCCTCTTCACGCAGTCTATTGACCATGTGACTTCCAATGAATCCACCAGCGCCAAGAACTAACGCCTTTTTTACATACTGAGCCATAGTAAATCCAATTTATACTGTAATTATATCAACCACCAAATTTTTTGACAAGGGCATCAAAGTTTGGTTCCATTGCTCTTACAATCTTTCTAAGCAATGCATCTTCTCCACCAGCAGCAGCAGGAGCAGGTGCTGATTCAAGTGCTGCTACCTTTGCTTCAAGTGCTTTCAATCTTCCTTCTACTTCTACATCATACTTGGACATTGCTGCCCCACTAGCAGACTTAGCTGCTGATCCTCTTGCTGCCATTTTATTCAAGTTATAAGACGCATCTATTTAGAAAAAAAGCAGGGTAGGTTTCCCCACCCTGCTTCATAGGTCCATGCACGCCACTTGCTCTTTAGAGAGAAGCAAGAAACTCTAGGGGTTATCCCGACCAGGGCAGGTTTTAAGTCACTCCGCGACTTACTGAGTCTTTGACATAACAGGGAACAGTAGCAGGATCTAACCACTTTGTATATTCAAAGTCCTCCATAGCAGTAAGCAACTGCATTTGGTTGTCACAAAGATACATGTCTTTGTACTTACCAGTGAAAGAATCTACTTTCTGGATCCTGTAATCAGGCATACCATTCAGTTCAATGGTGCCTTTCTCAACATAACGATAAGGAAATTGTTCTAGAAGAATTTTCATGCCACAGTATTGAGATCAGAAGCAAGGTAGTCAAGAAGGATATCATAGTCATCAAGTGGATCACCTGAGAACACCACTCCATTGTTTTCATAAAACTTACGAACTTTTTTGTAAAGTTTTGGATTCTTTACATCCAAGAAGAAGTCTCCAGCAACAGCACACTGAAGAGTGTTGATGTCCTTTTTGAACTTGGAAGTGATAGTCATTGCCTTGTTTGAATACCTTGTTATTCTATGATGATTGACCTATTTGGTCAAGAGGACAGCAATTAAACTGTCCAATAGGGGTTGTGAGGATCGAACTCACCTTAGGTAAATTATGAGTTTACTGCATTCACCAGATTGCTAAACCCCCTGGTAGGACTGCTGGGAATTGAACCCAGTTCACACCGTTATAAGCAGTGGGCATTAACCTATATGCGACAGTCCCTTAGGATGCTTCTGAATGATCTGTGTATAAGCGTATGATTTCATCATCCGCTGGAACCATTACTGCTTTATCCCCATTCTCATTTTCTACACCAATTGTCTCCCCATTCTCCACTCTTTCCATAAGAGTTTCCCAGTTTTCCTGCCAGTATTCCACAGAGAAAAATTCCATAGTTGATGTATATATGTTAAACAAACAGTTGTAACTTCTCAAGGATTGTCCTGTATGCTGGGACCAAATCTCCCTCATCCAGTCTAAACAAATCCTTGTCAAACCTGTCTTGATTCTCCTTAGACCATAGTCTCATTGAGTCAGGAGATATCTCATCAGCAAGAAGTAAATCTCCATGATTATCAATACCAAACTCAATCTTGAAATCAATTAAGTCCATACCTATGAGGTTGAATACATTAAGAAGAAGTTCATTGATATTTGATGCTTGTTCTTGAAGAGGTTTAGGATCAATACCCATCAACTTAACTCTATCAGGAGTGAGTAAAGGATCATGCTTTGAGTCATCTTTAAGGAAGAACTCTACAATAGCAGGAATGATTGGTTGTCCCTCTTGAATTGTTGTAGTTCTTACTATTGAACCTGCTGCTCTGTTTCTTACAATAACTTCTAATGGAAGGATACTTACCTTCTTACATATCATTTTGTTAGGACCTAATTGCCTTACATAATGATTCCTAACACCTAGATCTGATAGTTTTTCAAAGATAATAGATGAGATCTGACAGCATAAAGATCCCTTTCCTGCAGGATAATCTTCTTTCTCACCATTACCAGCAGTGACTTTATCATGATACTCAATGCACACTTCATCTGCATTGTCAGTGTCATATACAGATTTTACTTTCCCCTTTAATAAAAGCATAATGTGTCATCCTGGTGGACAATCGAGGTGACAGGATTTGAACCTGCGGCATCTCGCTCCCAAAGCGAGTGCTCTACCAAACTGAGCTACACCTCGTGGCGGAGAGGGTGGGATTCGAACCCACGGTGCCCTTGCAGACACGCTAGTTTTCAAGACTAGAGCCTTAAACCACTCGACCACCTCTCCATATTAACGGACTTCAAAGTCCAGTTTTTTGACTTTACGTCTCCTTCTTTGTTCTTGATAAAGAAGTTCTTCTCTGGAGAAATGACTATCAATTCTCCTCTCTACATTATTGGTTACCATGACAACTTTGTCAAGATCATTGGCACCAACTTTATTGTCACAAACTCTCATTTGGTTTGGACATCCGCAGAACTGAACCTTGCTAGTGCTTGTCAGTTCTGTTCCACACTCTTTGCATCTGACAGTAATCATTTGATTGCATTTAACCTCTTAGATGGTTATGGGAGATACTGGATTTGAACCAGTGACCTACTGCGTGTAAAGCAGCCACTCTACCACTGAGTTAATCTCCCAAGGCTCCTCCACCTGGACTCGAACCAGGGACAGGGTGATTAACAGTCACCTGCTCTACCAACTGAGCTATAGAGGATTATCCTTTTGTTCCCTCTTAAGTTTGAAATACAGTTAATACCTATCACACATTTCTCTGAGGACATCTCTGTCTTCATCAAAACCAAGTTTCTTGGTGTGTTGATAAGAACCTTCCAACTCTGATATGAGAAGAAGAATTTGTACTGGTTTCATTTTCCTTAAGAAGGAAAGCGGATAAGGGGACTTGAACCCCTGACATTCAGCTTGGAAGGCTGACGTTCTACCACTGAACTACATCCGCAGGAGGGATAGTGAATGGGTGGTTGGTGGAGTATTCACTACCCCAGAGCCATTCACAGGACTTGAACCTGCGACCTGAGCTTTACAAAAGCCCTGCTCTACCAGCTGAGCTAGAATGGCATGGGTGGGTAGAAGGATTCCATTATACCTTCAACAGAGGGGTCTCACTAATGTTTAACTTCCTCTGAACTTTCAGGACCCTTGGTATGGGTTCTCATGCCTCTTGTCTCCAAGTCACATGGTGGCCACCACAGCCTTCCCTACTATACAATGTTGGGTGCTTGACCACACCAACTTTTCTGTCATACCCTATGGAGATGATCAATCTCCAACGACTCAAGTAGGATTCGAACCTACGACCGACTGCTTAGAAGGCAGTTGCTCTATCCAGCTGAGCTATTGAGTCAAGACCTGGTTCCTATCGCCTCTGACCCTGAACCAGGAAGGGGGTCACAGCAGTGGTCTCTCAACCACCTCTATAATATAAGGCATTTGCTGGTCTGTGTCAAGGGTTTTCTTTGTTCAGGTAGTATGCTTCACAGTATTTGACAATGCCTGCTGTGTGCATGTTACCTAGTTCAACCCACTCATTGGCACAGTTGTAGATTGATTCCTGAGTGTACTTGGGTTGAATCCCATCCATCTGACCACTAAACTTAGCAAACAAGACCTTGAGTGCTTGTTCTCTAACTTTCATTTTGTGGTCATTGTACTTCCAATCATCTATGGACATTTTCTGAGCCACCCTGGAAGTTCTCTGATCCACCAATGGGATCAAGGTGAAGGGTTGTGGAACCACTCTTGGTTGCCATCTGATACATTGCCTCATGAATGTTATCAAACTCTTTCGTCCAGTACTGACGATTTTCCTCTTCTTGTTGTTTGATCTCTGCTTCTTTTTCCATGTAATCCTGACCTTTGTCAGAAATTACAGCAGGTCCAAACCAAGGATCATCAGTGAGGACAACTGGTGCTGGGACACCAGTGAATGGTTTGTCCATCTCAGAACATTCTACAACTTCCTCATCAATGGCACATTCAACTTCTGCATCTTTAAACATACCTGCCTTCTTTTGAAGGATTGTAGTCTGTGTTTCAATAATTTGTTTGATTTTATTAATCATGAGAAAACAAATTTCTTGGTGTAATCGTAAGCATAGATTTCTCTGTTGCCCTTGATTCCCCATCCTAACCAGTAGTATGCAGGAACCATGTATTGAGAGACAGTTTGTCCACTACCCTCAAACATAGGCAAATTCTTTTGGAAGATGTTCTCATTAATCATGTAACGAGTCTGACCTTCCAGTGAACTTGGGTCACAACCATATTTAGTGCAGAACTCACCAAGACCAACATAGCGTCCTATTGAGGTCCACTGAATAAGACCATACCCACCCCTATGGCAATCGTTGTAAGGAACTCTAGCCCCTCCCTCGCATATGTTGGAATGGAAGTTAGACTCCTGTTTGATGTTTCCCATAATTGTAGCAAGAGCATTACGATCTTTAATCTTTGTGTGCTCTTGGAGTTCTGCGAGGACATACTGCTCTGAGTCTGAACAATCTGGACATTTCCAACTCTCCTCATATTGTACCACTGGGATAGGTACAACTGTGGGATCAGTGGGCAGTTGCTTTGCTGGCGCTGGTGCCAGAAAATTCATAGCAAATAATGTTTCAGCAATCATAGGTAAAGTAATCCTTCCTGTAATAACGACCAAGGATGTTGCTATTATAAAAGGCAGGCGTCCCATCTGTCAATTTCTCAATAAGTACATTATTTAGAAAGAGTTGTCTAGTCTCCTCATAGTTTACCCTACCAGGAGTCTCATGCAAACTCAATATAGTTCTTCTAAAGGATTCCTTCCCGTATTTTTTAATATCCTGTTTAAGCTCTGGACAAGATCCATAGTAGTTGCGCCAGTTGCTTTCAGATGTAACTCTTCTCCGCTTGACAGTTTTATCTTTAGATCTAGGCTTTCGTTTTTGCCAAAAATATTTTCGCCCAATGTACTGTCGTTGGTTCTGGAGATTGGTAATGTTATACACAAAACCGTAAAAGTCCCCAATAGACTCCCCACTAAAAGGGGACTCCAGATATCTCCAGGGATTCTGATACTCTTCAGTCTCTTCCACATAATGATTTCATCTCATTTTTATATATATCATTCTCATGAAAATGATAGTCATCAATCTTCTTTGCCTTGACTTTTTGTTGGAAGGGAGTCAGAGGTTCAATAGCCTCCATCTCCCACCAAATTTTTTCAAAGCTTGAATCCTGAGAAGGTGTCTTTCTTGACATCTTGTTTGATTCCTCCAACTACATAACTTTCAACTTCTGTCTCTTGTGGGGCAACTTGAAGACCCTTGGAAGAGATCCAATGCTGTGTCCATGGCAGTGGGTTAGCATTAGCAGCAATATCATACATGGGTTTGAGACCCAATGCTTTCATTCTACGATTTGCAACCCATTCAACATACTTCTTGAGAAGAGCATCATTGAGACCAATCATGCTTCCATCCTGGAACAGATAGTCTGCCCATTTCTTCTCTTCATTGACTGCCTTGTCAAACATTGCATAGACATTCTCTTCTTCCTCTTTGGCAATCTCTGCCATCTCAGGATCATCACCATCTCTCCACTTGTTCAGAATGTTCTGTGTGATGGCAAGATGCTGGTTCTCATCTCTTGCAATCAGTGAGATAATCTTTGCAGATCCCTCCATAAGTTTGAGTTCACCAAATGCAAAACTGCAAGCAAAACTAACATAGAACCTAATACCCTCAAGAATGTTAACGTTAGCAACAGCTCTGTAAAGCTTTCTCTTAACATCCTTTTTAGTCCAGGTAGAAGATGGAGAGTCCTTCCAATCTTCCTGCCACATATTGCCAGTGCCATACTCTTGGGCTGCCTGAATGAACGCGTCATATGCCTCTGTTACACTCTTTGCTCTCTCCAAGATTCTCTCATCAGTGATGATCTTGTCAAAGACTTCTGAAGGGTCACTGTAGACATTCTTGATGATGTATGTATAGGATCTGGAGTGAATCATCTCCATGAATCCCCAGACCTCCATACATGCCTCTAGTTCAGGTAGGCTGCAGTAAGGAATAAAAGCCATCCCAGG